TTGTGGAGATTGTGGTGAAGTACTTAATGAATTATTACCTCCGGGTTTAAAAGTAGAAGAAGAAGCATAATATGGCTAAAACATTATTCGACCATCTAAACGCAATTACGGATAAGAAAGACCCAAAGTATTGGGACACGCTTGATGAAAGTGATAAAAAGACATGGAGTAACTATATGATACTCCGTTTTCTTTCTATGAAACCTGAGTGGATAGAACTAATTGCAGATATACAACCTTACATACAGGAGGCACCTCCCAAAGCGATGTATTTATGTTTGATAGGATTGATTCCAAAGACGAGAGCATTCTTAAAATATATGAAACCCGCTTCATCTGAAAAGTATGAAGATTGGATTATTGAATTGGTAGCAAGACAATATGAAGTATCTTTAACTGAAGCAGAGGATTATCTTAAAATACTTTACGAAACCACCAGCGGTAAGATGCATATTAAGGAAATCGCTGAGAACTATGGTACTGACCCTAAACAAATTACTAAATTAAAACTCAAAGTTTAATTTGGTAATCTCGGGTATTTTTCGTATCTTTATAGAATAAAATAACATAATGGCTAAAGTATCATTTTCTCAATATAGTATGTGGAGTTCATGTCCACATCAATACAAATTAAATTACATAGATAAGTTAGGTGAAAGTTCATCTAACGTTCATACAATTTTTGGAACTGCAATGCACGAAACTATCCAACATTACCTATCGGTTATGTATGGTGTTTCTAAGAAGCAAGCAGATGAAATTAACAAAGATAAACTCTTATTGGAAAGAATGAGAGAAGCTTATAAATCTGAAGCTGAAAAGATGAGTGAGGGAACTCCTTGTACTCAAATCGAATTAGAAGAATTTTATGGTGATGGCAGACGTATTCTACAATGGTTAGATAAGCATATGCATAAATTCTATTCAAAGAGTGGATTTGAATTGGTAGGTATTGAAATTCCATTAAACGCAACTATTAAAGAAGGTGTACACTTTATTGGATTTATCGATATTGTGATGAGAGATTTGGCATCTAATGAAATTATTATCATTGACCTTAAGACATCTACTATGGGATGGAATCAGTATCAAAAAGCTGATAAGATGAAGAACTCTCAAATCCTATTATACAAAAAGTATTATTCGGAGTTATTTAATATTCCATTACAAAAGATTAAAGTGGAGTATCAGATACTTCGTAGGAAATTACCCGAAGATTCGGCATTTCCAGTACCACATGTATCTAAGCATATTCCAGCACATGGTTCTCCATCTGTTAAAAAAGTATATGATGAATTTATGGAATTTATCAATACTGTATTTGAAGATGGTGGTGCGTTTAAAAATATAGAATTTCCAAAAGTGCCAGGCGCAGCAAAAAAGAATTGTAAGTTTTGTGAATTTGGCAATAGGGGAATATGTGATAAAAAGGCTACAAAATAAAAATTTATGTTTTTTTGAAAACTTTATATTTATATATACAAATATATTTATAATGAATCAAGACAACACAAAACTAACAACTGTGAAAATACTGAAAGATGTATATTCATCATTCAAAAAGGTTTCTTTCGATTCTGACGTAACACTTCAAAAGCTGGTAAATAGAACAGTGGAAAGATATGTTAAGGATGATGAGTTTAGAAAAGAAATGAATGAATATTTACAACTTCAAATTTCAGGTTCACAATTTTAAGAAACAAAAATAAGTTATGGCAAAAAAGAAGATTCTGTTACTTTCAGATGATTTGAGAATGGCAAGTGGTATCGCCACAATGTCAAAAGAATTGGTGCTAGGTACTGCACACAAATATGATTGGTTTCAAGTAGGAGCCGCAATTAATCACCCAGAAGCAGGTAAGATTTTAGATGTGAGCGAAGATATAAAAAACACATATGGTATCGATGATGCTAATGTTAAAATTCTTCCTTGGAATGGTTATGGTAATGCGGATTTGATTAGACAATTAATCAATACTGAAAAGCCTGATGCTATCTTACACTTTACTGACCCTCGTTATTGGACTTGGTTGTATGATATTGAGCATGAAATTAGACAAAACGTTCCTCTTTTATTCTACGCAATTTGGGATGATTTACCAGACCCATTATATAATCGTAACTTCTATGAAAGTTGTGATTGGATTGGTTGTATCTCTCGTCAAACATATGGTATAATCAAAAGATTATCAGCATTGGATACTAAACCAACTTGGAAACCAAAAGCTGATTGGCAAGTTAGTTATGTACCTCATGGTATTGATTTTAATTTATATAAACCAGCTGATGTACCTTCGGAATTTCGTAAGGAAATTTTAGGTGGTAAGGATTATGATTTTGTTCTTTATTGGAGTAATCGTAATATCCGTAGAAAACAACCCGCCGATGTTATTGTAGCTTTCCAAAGATTTTGTGATACAATTGGTAAGGAAAAAGCAGATAAATGTGTATTAGTAATGCACACACAACCTGTTGATGAAAATGGAACGGATTTACCTGCAGTAATTGATGCAGTAGCACCAAATTGTAATATCATATTTTCAGAAAAAAGAAGAACACAACAAGAATTAAATCTTCTTTATAATATAGCAGATGCAACAATCAACATAGCTAACAACGAAGGATTTGGATTAGCAACTGCAGAATCGGTAATGGCTGGAACTCCAATCATTGTAAACGTAACTGGTGGATTGCAAGACCAATGTGGATTTGAAGTTGATGGTAAGTTATTAACACATGAAGATTATGTTAAGATAGGTTCATTACATGAATGGAGAAAGTGGGAAAAGACTGTAAAAAGTGGAGAGTGGGCTACACCAGTATGGAGTAGAGCACAAGCATTGGCAGGCTCAGTACCAACACCTTATATTTGGGATGATAGAGTTGATGTTGATGAAGTAGCTGAAAAAATATTAGAAGTGTATAACACACCAAAAGAAACTCGTAAATCAAATGGACTAAAAGGTAGAGAAGCATTTATTGGAGATATGGGATTATCTCATACAAATATGTGCCAAACTTTAGTTGATGGTATTGAATCAACATTTGAAAATTGGAAACCTCGCCAAAGATTTGAGGTATTTAAAATTAAATAAGTTATAAAGAATGAAACCAACATTAGTATTTCAAGGACCTATATTCACTCGTAGTGGTTACGGTGACCATTGTAGAGATTTAATGAAATCTTTACGCAAGATGGATAAGTATGATATTAAAATTATACCTCTAAGATGGGGCAATACTCCACAAAATCAAGTTGATGGAGAAAGTGAATTTGGTAGATGGATGTTAGAGAGAGTGATAGGTGAAATTGGACAAAAGCCAGATGTATTTGTACAAGTATCAGTAGCAAATGAGTTTGAACCAAAAGGAAATTATAGTATTGGTGTAACTGCTGGTGTTGAAACTACAATATGTCCAAAGGACTTTATTGATGGATGTAATAAAATGGATTTGATAATAGTACCATCTCAGTTTACAAAACAAAATTTAGGAGGTACTATCTATCAGCAAAAAGACCAAGCAACTGGAGAAATTGTTGGTGAGATTAAAATAACAAAACCAATTGAAGTTCTTTTTGAAGGAGTTGATACTGAAATATTTTCTAAAGGAAGTGGTAATGATGTATTGGCAAATGTAAAAGAAGATTTTAACTTCTTAATTGTAGGACATTGGTTAAAGGGTGAGTTAGGACAAGATAGAAAAGATATTGGTATGGCAATTAAAACATTTGCTACGGTATTCCAATACCTTCCAAAAGATAAAAGACCAGGTCTTATCGTTAAAACATCGCACGCTGGATTTAGTGTAATAGATAGAGAAGCTACTAGAGAAAAATTAGAAGGTGTATTAAAACCGCTTGGTGATAAATGCCCATCTGTATATTTGATACATGGTGATATGGAAGAAACTGATATGAGTAATTTATACCACCATCCTAAAGTTAAAGCAATGATTTCATTTGCTAAAGGTGAAGGATATGGTAGACCTATGGCTGAGTTTACTTTGACAGGTAAACCAATTATAGCTAGCGGTTGGAGTGGACAATTAGATTTCTTACCAGCAGAACATTCTGTTTTATTAGAAGGTAGTTTGACAGCAGTACATGAATCAGCAGCTGACCAATTTTGTATGAAAGAAGCACAATGGTTTAGTGTAAACTATTCAAATGCAGCAAATAAAATTTATGATGTATATAACAAATATGATTCTTATTTAGATAAATCAAAAGGTTTGAGAGAAAATAGTTTAAAAAACTTTACTTTAGATAATATGCATGATAAATTTACGCAACTAATGGATACTTATGTAAGGAAAGCTCCTCAATTTATTCCATTCAATACATCTAAAATGCAAATACCAAAATTGAATAAAGTATAAAATGCCATTTACATTACAATATAAACCTCTTATCGAAGGCGAAGAAAAGATTGGAAAATCTCTACTTCGCCCTAGAAATATTTATAGGATAAACACTTACAAATATATTGATGGAACAACCAAAACTTTAGCTGGCGTAGAAAGCACTTTGGTTTTTGTAATAGGAATAACGCCTGATAAATTATTATGTTGTTTGAAAATAAGTTTGATAAAACCTGATATATTTTTTAAATGGTTGAAAAAACTATTTGCGGCTGGAAAAAACGAACAAGATGTTAATAATGCAGATTTGTTAGAAGAATTATTAATATTTGATACTAGAAAGGGAGAGAAGATATTCAATCAATTTGTAAAACCCAGCCCAATTTATAGAAAGAATCCTCCGATATATAGAACTTACTCAATCAATGGTATAAAAAACATTGAAAAAGTTACATTAAAGAAAAGTATTATTTTACAATACTTAACTAATCCGTAATTCTTCTTTTTACCTTTTATTTATATTTACTTGTATAACCAACGAAATATACAAGTATAATATAAAATGGCATTAATTTTAAGAACAGTCAAAAATTCTCCACTCACAGCAGCTGAGATGGATGGCAACCTAACCTATTTAGAAGGTGAAATTCAAGCCGGAACTTCTGGAACATCAGGATTAACTGGTTCAACGGGTACTGCTGGCACAGCAGGTACATCGGGAACTTCAGGTTCATCTGGAGCAACAGGTTCATCTGGAGCAACTGGTTCATCGGGAAGTGCAGGTACAAGCGGTACATCTGGGGCTAGTGGTGATAGATTTGCAACAAATTCAATTACATCGGAATCACTAACAACTGGAGCTAAAACATTTGCAATAGCTTCTGGATTACAATGGCAATCTGGACAGGGAATTAGAATAGCTTATGATGGCAATAACTATATGGAGGGTACAGTTACTTCATATTCCACAACTATTTTGGTTGTAAATATAACATCCGCAGTAGTAGTTGGTTCTACTGGACCATTTGCAACTTGGACAATAAATACATTAGGGGCAGCAGGACAAGCTGGTACAAATGGTACTAGTGGGTCATCTGGTTCGTCTGGTAAAGATGGTACAAATGGTACTGCTGGTAAAGATGGTTCAAATGGTACTGCTGGTAAAGATGGTTCAAGTGGTACAAGCGGCACCGATGGTTCTGCTGGTACGGGGGGTACTTCAGGAACTTCTGGAAAGGATGGTACATTCTTTGGTTCATCTGGAACATCTGGGGTTAATGGAAGTAGTGGTACAAGCGGTTCTGGTGGTACAAGTGGTGCTCAAGGTACGCCGGGCACAAATGGTACATCGGGAACTCGTGGCACAGCTGGTACGGGAGGTACATCGGGCGTTAATGGTACATCTGGCACAAGTGGAATAAGTGGTTCATCGGGAATAACCGGAACTTCTGGTACATCGGGCATAAGTGGAACGGCAGGTAGTGGTGGTACGTCTGGAACTGGGGCTAATTTAATTACACAACAGGGTGC